AAAAGCAAAAATAAAAAAAGTTATTAAAGGTTTAAAAGGTGCTGTAAAAGCACACACTGGTCAACATAAAATGTTAGCAAGTGCTTTAAAAAACAATGGCAAAAAGAAAAAAAGATCCTAAAGTAGGCACAGGCAAAAAGCCAAAAGGATCTGGTAGGAGACTCTATACAGATGAGAATCCTAAAGATACTGTTGGAATTAAGTTTGCGACTCCTTCTGATGCTCGTAAAACTGTTGCAAAGGTTAAGAAAGTATCTAAACCATTTGCAAGAAAGATACAGATATTAACAGTTGGGGAGCAAAGAGCAAAGGTTATGGGTAAATCGCAGGTGGCATCCATATTCAGAAAAGGTAAAGAAGCTATACGAAAAGGGAGAAAAACATAATGGCACTTGCAAAAAGTCAAAGGAGTTTAAAAGCATGGGGAAAACAGAAATGGAGAACCAAGTCTGGGAAGAAGTCTTCGGAAACTGGGGAACGATATTTGCCAGAGAAAGCAATAAAGAATCTGTCGTCTGCGGAGTATGCGGCAACGACAAAAGCAAAACGCCAAGGAACAAAAAAGGGCAAACAGTTTGTGAAGCAACCGAAAGGGATTGCAAAGAAAACATCTAAATATAGGAGATATAGTTAATGTACGGAATGAAAAAAACTAAGATGAAAAAGAAACCAACTGCTATGAAGAAAAAATATAAAGGTTTTTCTAAATTACCAGAAGGTGTACAGAAAAAAATTAATAAAAAATTAGCTAAGAAAGTATAATGAGAAAAGGTTTATATGCTAACATCCATGCTAAAAGAAAGCGTGGTGATAAAATGAAAAAGAAAGGTGCTAAAGGTGCACCTACTGCTGCTAACTTTAAACGAGCAGCTATGACAGTAAGGAAAAAATAATGGCTAAAACAGCAGCATGGCAAAGAAAAGAAGGTAAAAATCCTAAAGGTGGATTAAATGCTAAAGGTCGTGCATCTTACAATAGATCAACTGGTGGTAATTTAAAAGCACCAAGTAAGAAAGTAGGAAATAAAAGAAGGGCTAGTTTCTGTGCTCGTATGAAAGGGATGAAGAAAAAACTTACATCAGCTAAGACAGCTAGAGATCCTAACAGTAGAATTAACAAGTCACTAAGGGCTTGGAACTGTTAATATAAAATAAAAAAAAAGGGGGAGCCATAAGACCCCCCCATCGCAGGCAACAACAAGACATTTAGAGTTTTACTCTAAGTGTCTTTTTTTTTGGTCTGATTGATACATAGATCTATCACCCCATCTTTTTGTCCAGAGATAACTATTAAATCTTGAAGTATATCTCTCAACAAATTCCATAATTATATTATGCCAAAATATCTTTCTAAATTTTTTGTATAATCTGTTTGATATCATCTTCTAATTTTTTACCCATTGAGTTAGCATGATTAATTATAGCAGCACATAAGTTACCATGATAAGGTAAACCTTTTAATGCTTCTCTTATCTTACCTACAGGCTTACCACCATAATCAATAACGATAGAATTTTTTTCATTTAAACCTATCTTTAATTCAAATAGTAAACCTGTATATTGTTTGGTCTTATTTTTTTCCGACATCTTTCCCCCCATCTGTATTTACAGGTGTAAGTGTAGATAGAGAGTTCATCAGTTTAACAACCTCACCATAAGGTCTTGTCATTAAGTATCTCATAATATCCATTAGTTTTTCAGAATCTATGTTATACATTCGTGGTGTTGGTTTTTGTGTTTCTTTCTTTTCTTCAGCCATCTGTCCTCCTATTAAAATGGTATATCATCTTCGTTAGGATAATCTCTTTCGATAACTTTTAATTTATCTTTTGCACATCCTATTATTTCTAATTGCTTGTCTACTTCACCTACAATATTTGGATGATCTCCAACACCTGCAGGTTTTTCTGTATATATTGATATAGTAGCTTTTGCTACTTCTATCTCTGCCTCATATTTTTTTTTCAAGGCATTCATAATTGTTTCTCTCATTACTCTGCTCCTTTAAATTGATAGTATTTATTTTCTACTAATTCCTCATCATCAAAATAAGGATTAGCTTTTGCTGTTTTAGATTCTCTTGCATCTCTAATAGTTTGATTTAAAGTTCTACCTTCTTTCAAACAACTTGCAACAAAATCTTCTACTTCAAGTATAGCTTGTTTAACTTGACCCATTGTTGACCTCCTTAACTAATCTATTAAGATACCACTGAGCCTTATGTAAGTCCTCTATTGGTTCTCCTTTAAACTTATATCTAGAAACATATTTTAAGATATTACCTTTTAAGTATCCATGAAACTCATCACTAGTCATACAATCATTAATAACATCTATTGTTTCTTTTTTACCATGAAGATAGTGTGGCGGTGCATTTACATTATCATACTTAACCTCATTCTCATATGATATATCATGACCATGATCTATCTTACTTGTATATGTGCGTTTATCTTTTACCATATTCCCTCCTAACAGTTTTGATATCAATTAACTCCATATTATAATTACCATCTTTTACTTCTCTTTTAACTATTAAACCACTCCACCACATATGCTGAGTATCTCTAGCAAAGTGTTCAGTATGATTTAAATAACATCCTGCAGATAAAGCATGTAACTTTTTACCACTAGGTAATGTTGATACTGCATAATCTAACAAATGACTATGACCTACTGTAGCAGAAACCTTATGCTTTGTCAATATACTTCTAGCAATATTTTCACCAGATATTGCAGATCCCATAATACCAGATGGTAAGTGATGAGAATAGTGTACACCATCTACAACTTTTATAGCTTTGTATCTAACTTCTTCCCAACCATATTGTTTAAATTTAAGATCACTAATCTTTAATGTACCATCAAGTTCTGGATTTTCATCTACAAATCTATCAATCCTATCTTCATGATTACCATGAATCATAATCTTTTTAGGTTTATGATTACCTAATCCTTTATTAAATAAAGATAATGCTTCATGTGAATGATCCATATCCTGTTGATATCTTCTACCTTCAAAAGATTTTTTACCTCTATCATAAGAGGATAAAGAATCCATACTACAAAAGTCACCCATACATATTACATGAGAAACTTTATAATCTGCTGCTAGTCTACCTGCCCACAGAAATCTATCATTGTTTGCTTTAGGTGTACAATGAGGATCACCTATAACTAAATGTGTTGCCATTAGTTTAACTCCTTATCACGTTTCATTTTTAAATATTCAAGAAAATCAATAACATTAGATTCATCATCAAATTCTGCAACAGAACTTATAGATAGATCTTCTTTATTTTTTTTCTTGTCCTCTGCATAGCCACGAAGACCCCATAAGAAAGTTGAATGAGGATCAGTTGTTGCCATTTTTATCATGCCTCTAGCTATTGTAGAACATAATTCGTATTGTTCTGTAGACATTTTTGATTGACTATCCATCATAATGCTACAGTTAAAACCTTTTTGCCAAGGTGTAACTATTACCTTAACTGAATTAATATAATTTATCTTATCTTGTTTTTTCATTCCAATATTTCCCATAGTTATCTAAATTGTATTCTAATACTTTATGTTCATAATTTCTTTTCATACTTTTTTTACCAAACTCATCTGCTTCTTTCTCTAAACTAAATACCACATTAGTAAATAATTTATAATCTTTATCTTCTTTCTTTTTAAATACTATAAAATATAACATCATAATAAGTAGGTGGCAAGTAGACCCCTCTAACTACTAACCACCTGCCCCTATAGTCTCATCCTTTTTAGGATTATTGACTTCTGTATACCAAACCCATTTAGGATTTTTACCTTTAGATTGTTGCTGAGGTAATAGCTTTAATTTATCTTTACCCCAACAAGGTAATTTGTATGGACAATATGAACATACAAAACCTAAAACTTTATTACCAGTAGGTTTAGTTCTAAAAGTTTCTGCCACATCTTTAAAGCATCTTTTAAATGGCTTACCTTCTTTTAAAATTTTATAATTAGTTTTTGCAGAATCTAATGCTGCTTTCTTATACTCTTCATGTGATGTAGGAGTTTCACAAACTGCCCACTCACCTGTAGATTTATTTACTACTATCCAACCACCAAAGTTTTTCTTTTGGCTTTCACTATAAAGAAAGCCTTGTGACGCATAACCAAATGAATCTTCTCTAACAACTTCTTCAAACCCACCTGCTTCTCCAAACTTTTTTTCAAACGAATATGGTGATGCACTTTTAATATCCCATATCTTTCCATCAATTTCAACATCTTGTCTACCTTCAATTTCTCCCCCATCAAATTCATACTTAACTTTTTTCTGTTCATTTTTTAATTCTATATTAGCAGACTTCATTACAAATATAGCTAATGCTTCTATTAAATCACCAAAAGTATTTCGCATTTTATTACTGTAAGGTTGCCCTTCACCTTTAATACCTTTAGCTTCCATCTGTAATTGGCATAAAGGTCTGCCTATATTAGACATCCTAGGTTCAAACTTATCTCTTCTAACATCTTCAAATTGTTTTAGTAAGGCATTTTTACATGCCTCACCAAACTCTTGAACTAACTTGTCATCTAGCTTTACAGGAGACTTAGATACAATATCAAGATATCGTTGAACTTTTAATAGTATATTATTCATTATGTAGATAATATTTTTTCTGGTGCAGCATCATTAAAATCTTCAACTACCTCTGCATCAATCTTATCTTCATTGTTTAACTTACTACTTTTAGCCTTATTATATGAGGCTATGACTTCAGCATTCTCTTCATTGATAGAATCTTGAAATACCTTTAGAGTTTCCATATCCATATCAGATAGCTGTAAGTTTTCTTCTGCGTTAACTTGTATTTCTGGTACATAAAATACATTACCGCCTTTTTTTTGTCTCTTAGTATTTAATGTAAAAGTACAATTAAACATAAGTTTCTTTCTTTTCTTTAACTGATCAAGTGCAGTGCTTACAGGAGTAAAAGCAGTACCTGTTACTCTATAAAGTATAGGTAGATTTTCTACGTTATGTGCATTACCTTGTGCAGTTTTACCATCATTAAATGATAACAAACCATAAACAAGTTTGTAACATCTAATAGTTCTTTGTTGTTCTAACTGTTCTGGAGTTAGAGTAGATCTATCTTTAAAAGGTATCTTACCACATCTTGTACCACCAAGAATATCTATGGCTTCTTCTTTCCAACTTTTAAATATAATAGATCTGTTTACATACTCACCTTTGTCAGCATCATAATGCATGTATTGCATAGCACTTATGAATGGTCTAAATGTAATTGGTTTACCATATACATTTTGTCCAACATTAGAGTCGTATACACTGAAGTGACCAACTGGTAATTGATTACCATCATCATCTTCAGGTGTTCTATTAATGGCTAGTCTAGGTATATTTGTACCCATACTAGATCCATCATCCTGCCCGATTGCTTGCATTATCTGCTCATCGGACATTCCTTTTATGTTTACTAAGTTATTATCAGACATATTTGTCCTCCTATTTTATGTTTATTGTATATCATATTTTGAAAAAAAATCAATAAAAAAATAAACTTATTGTTAAATATATCATTAAAAGTATAACGCAAAGTGTCGCACATCCACCCAAATAAACAAATAATTTAGCTAACATATTCTAGTTTCTCCTCTCATTACTTTAACTTCTAAACCATCTGCCTTAGCAAAGTAATCCCACTGTGAAAAAAACTCGTGGTCATTACTAATGTATAAAGTAGTTGGCTCTATCATGCATCTATCTTTTAACTCTTTGTATTCTAAGTATGCAGAATACTCATCATCAGAATACTCATCAAGAGTTTCTAGTGCATCTATTTCTTTGGTCATGAAACCTCCTTCATATTTAACCAATCATATCCTATTTTAAGTTCCGTGTCAAGGGGAATATTAAAATCAATATTGTAATACTTTTTAAGTGCAGGTATTACATCTGCTGTGCCCTGTTTAAATATATTACTCATCACATCTTCTTCTCCAGGATAAACATCAGCTACGATAGAATCATGAACTGTGTTTACAAGTAAACTTTTAACCTTCTTATCTCGCATAAGATTATAAATATTTATACAAGCAAGTGGTACAATATCAGCTGTAGCAAAACCTTGTACAGGATAATTTTTTATTTGTGTGCCATATGTAGATCCACCCCAAGGTGTTCTTTCCGCATATGGAAAAGAATATTCTCTACCAGTTGGTAATTTAATTCTTTTAAATCTTATAGCTTCACTTTGTAATTTATCATGCCAAGTTTTTATATCCTTATACTTTTCTAAAAATTTAGTGTAGTATCTTTTTTCATCTTCTGTACCAGTGACACCACCATACAAAGGTTTGAATGTATGTGCTTTTGCATCCTGCCTAGATACACCTATTATATCAGCAGTATATTTATGCACATCTATTTTATTTTTTATATCTTCCATACCTTGTTTATCTTGTGCCAAGTAAACTGCAGTTCTAAATTCTAACTGTGCAAAGTCTACTTCAAGTATGCTACCCTTTTCAAATCTAGATGTAACAACTTTACGTATAGGAAATGTTTTACCTCTAGGTTGATTTTGAAAGTTAGGATCTCTACTAGATAATCTACCAGTTGCAGTAACTGCTTGCATAAATTTAGGATGTAAAAAACCTTTTTCGTTTGTAAAGTTTTTTAATCCCTCAACAAAAGTATTTAAATAAGTATCTACTGCATTATGCCTAACTATTGAATCTATAAATTCTTTAAACTCACCCTCTGCTTCGGCAGCAATTTTAGTTAGAGTAAGTTTATCTGTTCTAAAACCAGACTCAGCAACATCATATACACTTCTAGGTCTTTGCCTAAATCCTGCATACTTTGCCATCTCTGTATAAACATATCCATCACCATCACATTCAGAACATTTTGTATAATTTTTATAGGGGCTACCATCTTTCTTAATTCTTTTTATTACACCTTTACCTTTGCAGCCAACACATTGTTGTGCAACTGTTCTGTAAATCTTTTGAATATTATTATCTACAAGATTTCTAAACTGAACTCTAGAATAGTTTGGTCTTCTTTTATTTTTACCAGTATTTTTATCTATACCTATATTAAATATCTTACACCATTCTTTTTTATCTTTAGGTTTAACAGAATATATT